CGATTGAGGTCGGGACTAAAACAGAAACCGCCGCAGCCCCCGTCGCCAAGGTATCCAGAGCATTCGGAGTAATGAGAACGGTCGGGGGCGCCTCGTATCCGCTACCGGCATTTGTCACGACAATTTGAACTATCGCACCACCCTGTAAAACAGCGGTTGCTGTAGCGCCAGAACCAATCCCGCTTGAACTTGTAAGCGTAATGACTGGTGCATTAAAAAAGCCGGATCCGCCGTTTTGAACATCGACAGATGAGACGCTTGTTGCCGCCAGAACCGCCGTTAATAGCGCCCCGGTTCCATTGCCGCCAACCACTGATAACGTCGGAACCGTAATAAACCCAGTCCCACCATATACGACAGTAACCGAACCAATGCCGCCGGACGTAATATAGGCGGTCGCTGTCGCACCCGACCCACCACCACCTGAAATCAAAACCGCCGGATTTGATGTGTAGCCGGAGCCCGGCAACGTGACGGTCGCGCCGATAACAAAAAGAGTGGATGTCGCTGTCGCGCCAGATCCGCCGCCACCTGTGAAGCTAATGCCTGGTGCAGAGGTATACCCCGTCCCACGATTGGTCATGGTAACAGATATGACGGCCCCGCCGCTAATTACAGCAACCCCAGCTGCGCCAGATCCGCCACCGCCTGTAAACACAACAGTTGGCGGCGTCGTGTAAGTTGTTCCGCCGGCCGTTATGGCAATTGCAGACACGCCCATTATGGCGGTGGCGGCAGCACCTGACCCGCCGCCGCCGGAAAATCCTATTGTCGGCGGAGTCGTGTAAAGCGTTCCATGGGCGGTAATATCAACAGCCAGCACGCCACCGGACGCGAGCACCGCTTCCAAAATGGCGCTGTCATTACTGCCGCCACCAGAGAACGCCACTTGCGGCTGATCGCCAACTTCATATCCCGTTCCTGGATTAACAACATCCAAGAGAACTACGCCGCCATCTTGAATAGTCGCGCTCAAGACAACACCGGAGCCAGAGCCCCCGTACACGGTCATCGTCGGCGTAGAATTATAATTGCTGCCATTGGCAAGGATCGTTACATCTGGACCAAGACCGCCCGCAGAATAAAGCCCGGCAAACGGCGGTCCGCCATCTCCATCCCAAATCCAGTAATCGTTTTGCGTGTTGTTGTTTGAGATTAGGAGATACTGACTGCCCCACTGCACGCACGCCGGGAGATTTCCGCCGGGAAGATAGAATGTCCCCACCGTCGAGCTGATCGATACGGTTGTACCAAGATCAAGATCAAGTTGAATTGCTGTTCCGTCCGAAAAGAAAATGGCCACAAAATTATCTTCATCTATGTAGAAGAAGAAAAATGAAACAATGGTTTTACCGGACGCAGTATAAATCGGCGTTCCAACATCCCATGTCGTACGTAGATTACCATCACCAATGCGGACGAAATTCTCGCGCCAATAAAATTCTTGATCTGTTATAGCTATTCTGGAAGACTGATAATTCATCCCGCCAAACGGAAACGGCGAATAAAGCGCAAAGCCTTCTGGCCGCCCTAAACTCCTTGATGCGGCGGCGTTAAGTTTGGCCTGTTCATTGATGTCCGGCATTAGCTGCCCAATACATCAGTTTGCCAATAATAATTCTGAACTGCGCCGCGCTTGGCTGACGCGCGATCAACACCGAGTTCAGTCAAGAACATCTGGGTATGAACCTGAGACTCGGTAAACCGAAACGATGCCATGAGGGCAAGCGCGACCGCGCGGTACTTGATCGCATCCTGAAAGGATTCCGGAATAGCGTCATAGTCATCGTTGGTATTAAGATCTGTCGGAATGCAAATAACATCCCACTCCATCTCACCACTGATGCCGCCAACGCTGGGGATAGGAAAGAGAAAAACCTTGCCGCGGGTGCCATCACCCTGGCACGCCCAGGCAAATGGATAGCTGGTCACGCCGACATTGTAGGACCGCGCCAGCGCCTGAAGGTCTCCCCACGGCATCCAGTTCAAGGTCGGCCGCGTCGCCCCCCACGATACCGAAATATCCAGAACATCGATGATCGCCTTTATACCGGCGTTCTGCGCCCGCAAGTACGGATTGGCAAACTCGTAAGGGTACATCTCAACGCCTGGGATTGTGGCAAAAGATGTCTGCTGGTCCAGACCGGCGAGGGCGGCGCCTGCGATCATCGTTCCAGCGAGGGCGCTATTGCCTTGGGGGGCAGTGCCAGCAATCAGCGCGCGGATACAGCCGGTAAACTTGGCAGCCTCGCGCCTGGCCTGATTGATCCAGCGGGTGAGCTGCGCTTGTGATGTGAACAGATTGGACGAATCCCGGAGCAAAGCCGAGGCGTCGTTCAAATACCAGCCAAGTTCCTGCGCCATCTTCTACTCCGATGGCGGGACGCGCGGGACGCCTTAAACTAAGCGCGCCCCGCGCGTTGATCTGTTACGACGCGAACAGGCGATAGGTATCATTCACACCGCCAACCGCAAACCCAAGACCGGCCGCCGTTGTGAATGCCGACGTGGAAGTCACTAGCGCACTCGGAACGCCGGGATAAGCGCCACCGTCATAGACGGTCTGGCCCGTCGCCGTAATGTTGGCGAAGGTCGTAGCCAAGGCCGCCAGGATCGAAGCACGGCGCCCACGCAGAAGGTTGGACTGGATCGTGGGATTGGTATAGGCCGCGCCCGTCGCCGGGAACCCGCCCAAGCCGGTCACTTCCACAACGCCGGTATAGCCGGTGCCGGAAGTGGTGACGGTATAGGCCGTGATCGCCCAGTTCATGATGCAAGTCGCCGCGGCGGAAGCACCGCCGCCGCCCGCAAACGTGATGGTCGGGATCGACGTGACCGGGTTGCCATGGTCCAGAACCACAACCGCGCCAACGGTCAGTGCCCCGGTCGTGGTGGCAGTCGCCTGGGCACCGCTGCCGATGGCAACGCCATTCAGACCCTCGCGTGGATCATTGGTGAAGGTGACGGTCGGGTTGACAGTGTAGCCGGCGCCCTGATCGTCTACCGTCACGGTGGTGACGATACCGCCCGAAATCGCGCAATGGCCGGTAGCCTGCACGCCCGGCTGCGGCGGCGCCGAGAACGTCACAATCGGAGGATAGGTGTAGCCGGTGCCGCCATTGCTGACAGTCACGACCGTATTGACCACTGGACCCAGAATGGCCTGATACACTGCGCCAGTCGTGGCATCGGTGACGGTCGGGACCGAAGTGTACCCCGAACCCTTATTGGTCAGCAGGGCACCGATAACACAGCCGCTCTGATTGGCAACGCGGAAGTTTGCGCCATCGGAATAGACCGTCCGGCTGGCGCGCGTATCGTTGCCGATCGAGCGCCAGATGCCAGTGATGATGTCGTATTCCTGGTACGCGCAATACGGCCCGCATTCCAGATACCACTTGCCGGATGGGATAAGTGCCACCTGCCCCGCCTGCAAATTGAGAACATTCGTGGACTGGCCACGGAGTGTCCCCGTGATGCCCGCGCCGCCATAAACTGGTCCTGCCATGAAACTCTCCCGCTTCTCTCGTTAAATGACGGCCGGCGTTGTGCCGAGGACGCCAGGCCATGCCGGCGCTGCCAGCCCGGTCAGATGCGCGCCCGAAGAAGGCTTTGCACAGACCAAGTTGAGCGCCGAAATCAGAACACCGATGCTCGCGATCTGGCCCTGCGGAATCGTTGACTCGAAACCGGAGAACACAAACGGCGCATATTCGGAAACATACATCGCGAGATAACGCGAATTAAGCGCGTACATCTCGCCCTGCGGACAGAAGGGATCCGGGAAGATCGGCGTGTCCAGCACGCGGATTGCACGGAAGCCGGCGTTGACCACATCATCCTTGCCGTAGATCGACTTCGGACGGGTCTGGTACTGCTCGTAGCCCATGAAGTCGGCCATGAGCGTCGCCCAATCGGCCGGGTTCATCACGGCAAAGTCCGGTGCCTCGCCGCCCGCGCCGTTCTGCACGCGGGTCAGGGTAATGGCCATGCCGGTGCGGTTGGCAATGGAAGCCTGATTGGGAATGTACTGGCCATTCCACCACTGGTTTCCGGCGCGTGTAATGCCGCCATAGGCTGGGACATTTGTGCCGTTGTCATACGCCTGATAGAGCGAGTCGAACGCCAAGGTGTTGGCATAGTTGTTGGTGTAGAGCGCGCTGGCGAAGTTCTGCTTGATGACAATCGCGGCGTCGCTCATCACGGCGCGAAGTTTCGGAATGATGACTTCCGATGACTGGATCAGCGCCTCCATGCCGAAGAAGCCAATCGGGCACATGCCAAGCTTGAGATTGAACTGGGCATTCTGAATCGCGGCCTGATCTTCCGGCATCGGGAAGTCGCCGGCAAAAGAGCCCCACGAGAACTGCACAAAGGATGCGCCCTGCGCCGGGATCGTGACCTGGCTGATACCACCCTTGGCCGACTGCGCGTTGCTAAGCAATAGCGACAGAAGCGGATGCCCCTGGTAAATCTGGACGAAGACGGACGGCACAGCCGCGCGGCGGGTGATCGCCGCAAGTTGCGCGCCAATTGCGCCGCCGGGGACAATGCCCCCTGTAATTCCACCGCTAAACGCTGCCATGTTACTCCAACTCCCCTTGCTCTGCCGTTAGGCGATTATGCCGCCTGCTCCGCCGGCTCGTTGAGAATCTTGATCGCTTCCTGGTCGAACCAGCCACCGGGGCGGAACGGATCGCCACCAGTCTGCAGGCCCTTCCACTTGTCGTCTTCCTTCGTGGTGCCGAAAAGATCGGCGCCAAGCGGGGTAATGCCATGGTCGGAAATCGGCATCGGCTTGGGTGCCTCACTGGCAACCCACGCGGCCGCGGCTTCCACATCCGGATTGCTCTTGTCCTTCATGCGCTGCATGACCTTGGTCAGACCTTCGTCATCCAGGCCAAATTTCTTCTGGGCTTTGGCCAGATCGGCGCGCAGCGTGGCGGTGTCGTCCTTGTCCTTGGTCTCGGTCAGAAACTTGTCCAAGCGCTCAGTCAGGCCAGTGACCTGCTTGCGGGTTTCTTCCATCTCGCCCTTGACCGGCGCAATCACGGAATCCGTAATGTCTTCCGGAGTTTTCAGGTTCGGATCGACGGTCTTCAGCAGGGCGCGCAGCTTCGAGCCGGTTTCCTTGCTGTCCCAGGTCTTGTCCATCAGGGCCTTGATCGCACGCAGCGTATCAAGTTCGGCCTTGAGAACGGTGACGGTCTCACTCATGGCTTACTTCCTCCCCGAAGCGGCTTCGCCAACATGCTGGATCTTGGCCTGGTCATCCATGGACTTCGGCATGCCGGACTTGCGGGCGCCAATGTCGAGCGTGTCCATCGGGACGCGCTTCATGATCGGATCGTCCTTACGAACGTCATTTATGTACGGACCGGGGAATTTGCCTGTGCTGTCGCCCATTGCGATCTCCTGTTAAGCTGCCCCCGCCGAAGCGTCTGGCGGAGGGGGTGGGGGAGCCATGGCGGGCATGGCGCCATTGAGTCCGGGGGGCGGGCCGCCCTGGCCAGCCTTGCGCGCCATCTCGACAAGAGACTGCATCTGCGCGTGCGGGTCCGGCGCACTATCGGCAGTCATGCCGGCGAGCTGCTTGACGATACCGAGAAGTTTGGTGTGCTCTTCGCCGCCCATCGGAAGCTGAAGGAGCGACTGCTGGAGAAGCTCAGCGGCGTTCTTGATCGCGGCATGAGCGGAAACCTGATTGCCGCCATTGATGCTCGGCGTTGTGACCGGACCAATATGGGCCGGGGGGCGCGGCGGCATTCCGCCCATGGGGGGCGGAGCGGCGGCGGGGGTTGGTGATGGCATGTCCATTCAGAAAAATCTTTTGCCCTGATAAGCGCGGCGAAGTAGGTGGACGGTGAGGCTCTGGCGGTTAACCCGCCTCACCGCTTCACCGGACTACTTGCGCTTGCTGCGCTTCGACTTACGACCCTTGCGTTTCATAGCTTGGCTCCTTGCTAAGACTTGGGTGTTGGAGAACCATTTCGATCCAACTTGCCCACAGACAAAGCACACCATATTCTCGTACTAGCTTCTTCGTCAACATGATATATGGTGTCTACACAATCCATAGTGGCCGGGCTATAAAACATGCGCATTCCCAAGAAGCACATCGGCCACTGGGCAACAGAAGTCATTCAAAACTGCTCAGTTTCGCTGGTTGATCGCGTTCAGCGCGGCGCCGTTTATCGCTCGATGTATCTGACCGGCGACGAGAACGGTAGCCCGCAAACTTACAACAAAACGCTATCCTATATCGAAAAGCTTTCCTCCAACATCTACTCGCCGGCCGACCTTCGTTTTGCCGTTACTCCGCCGGAAGATGTCGGGCCTGAAGAGCGCGCCAAGGGATCGCGCGCCGCCAAGGAACTCAACTCGCAAATCCGCGGCGCCGATATCGATCTCAAATTATGCGAGGCTTTCGACTGGGCTCTTATCAAAGGCAAGACCTTCGTAAAGCAACTTTGGAACCCATCGCACAAGCGCATCGATGCATGGATGATCCAGCCGGAATTTATGGGCGTCATGCGCGAAGATGTGTGCGAGCTAGACCGGCAGGAAGCGTTTTTCCAAACTACCTACATGATCCCGCAAGAATTTGAGCGGATGATCGCTGACCGACATGATGCAAAAGAAATATGGAAGCGCGCGCAGACCTACATCACGCCAGCCAAGGATGGCGAAGGCCCCGATCGCGACACGATGCTCAAGCAGGTTATCTTGGGCGGCACCAATCCCTATCAGGTCGCTGGCCAGAACACATCGCAGACCTCGCGCGGCTTGGTGAATTGGTTGTCCGGTCCGGCACCAACATGGTCCCCAAAGACGCTCGCGGGGCTTATCAAGTTTGATGAATTATGGGTTTGGGATACTGAGCGCTCTGACTGGGTGACGATCCAGCTCATCGGCCCCGACTGCGTGCTGGAAGGCAAGACCGTCCAGCGTAATATTTTCTCAACCGATCCCACCAATCCACTGTCCGGCGCCGATGACGAAAATCCCCTCAAGGGTCAGCACCCATTCTCGGAAATTTGCCTTAACCCAATCGCTGGTTATTTCTGGGGCCGCTCGGAAGTGGCGTGCGTCGGTCTCGCACAGAAGACGCTCAACGCCCGCATCGATGGTATCAACAAGCTTTTGCGCAAGCAGGAAGATCCGCCGCTGTTTGTACGCGGATCGTCCCAGAATGAAATCGCCATCAGCCGTCTGCGCAAGCCTGGCGGCTGGATGACGGATCCCAACCCGAACGCCGAAGTCAAGCCTATACTTCCGGAGATACCTGTCGGCCTCTATGAAAGCATGCACGAAGCCGAGGGCATCTTTGACGATATGGCGGACGCAACTGCGGTGATGTCAGGTCGCGGCGAGTCCGGCGTTCGCGCCCAAGGCCATGCCGAGACTCTGGTGCGCATGGCGAGCCCGCGGCTAAAGCGCCGGGCGCTACGCGGAGAAAAACAGGTTTCCAGAATTGGCGCGCTGGCCTTTATGATCCTGCAGGCAAAGAGCGACACGAAGTTCAAAGCATACGTTACCGAAGAAGACGCCGGCATTCAGGCATCCTTGCCGCCCAGCGATCTTCTGGCTCAGCCGCCGGCACCAAAGATGAAGGCAATCGAGTTTTATCTTAAGGACGTTGATGAGGATTCGCGCGTGTCGGTCGATAGCCATTCGTCATCGCCAGTCTTTGCGTCCGACGCCCGCGAGCTAGTGTTCGCTTTGGCCAAGGCCGGCGCTATCAGCCAGGAGCGCCTGATCGAACTTACCCATCCGCCAATGGAAGATGAGCTTGTCGCAGATGCGGAACGCAAGAAAATGGCTGAAGCAGAATTGATAAAGCAGCATCCGGAGTTGCTTCAAAAGGGCGCTGGCGGCGGAAAAAAGAAATAGCGCCGCCGATCAGTGATCGTCATCGCTTGTGCCGACATACCCCTTGTCGGCCATGCAGCGCTCCATATCCTGATCGATGTTGCTATACCGATCAACACCGTTAGCTTGATCTGCAGCCGCGCCGGCACCACCGCCGATGGCCCCGCCAAGCGCGCCGCCCATCAGTCCCCCCAGAACTGCACCAATCAAGGCGCCGTTATGATTGGATGGTGCTGACACCGCATAGCTTTGCATGATATCCCGCTTGCAAGAGCGGACGGCGGATGCTGTTTCATCCTTGGATGCGACATGCGATGAAGCGCTATAGTTGTCGTGCGCGCACCCCGTCACCATCAATGTCGCAAACATTAAAGCTGCGCGCCTCATCGCTTAATCTCCACTTCAATAAGGCTGCGCGGGATGCCGGATAGGTCGCTAGCCTCCCGAATGCGATCCTTCATCGTACCAGCAGCGCCTTCATTCACATACCGGACGACCGCGGCTAAGAGATGACCATGCAGCATAACGATGCGCTTGCGACCTCGCTGCTCATCGTATGGCGCTGGTGCAGACGGTTTTTGAGAGACAAGTTTAAGAGCGGACTTCATGGTTTACCTCACTTCTTTGGAACCTTGTTCGCATCGTAGATAATATTGACCGGCGGCTTGTAGCGATTGCGGTGAATGTCGGTCAGCACCGTATTGCCGGTGACAGAATCGGCCGGCGCGGCCCCCGCAACATTCGGCAAGTACCCGCCCGACATCGCATTATCGACAATGGATTTCTTATGCGCCTGAATGCCGGGCTGATAAGTTGGGTTGCGTCTGTCGCTTTGACGCTTTCCACCCCAGAACCCTTCGCTCATTTTTTGCTGGCGAATGGTGAGCTTCGGCGTCATCGCATCGCCAGCGCGCATATTGTCCTTCAGATCCGTCATGCCGTAATCCTGCATGACGATCTCCGCCGTCGCGTCTACCGCCTTGACCTTGACGTTGTTGCCGATGTGGCCAGGCGTCTCGCCAGTTTCCAGCATCGCCTCGACATGCGACGTTTCCTTTTCTTGCTGCTCGGCGGCAATGGCTTCCTTGCACGCCTTCTTGGGGCATGGCGGGTCGATCTTGGGAACGACCTTGTATATGCGCGAATAGTTATGTCCGCATCTGAGGCATCGACACTTTACCCGGTAACGATCTGGCTCCATGAACCCCTCGCCTTTGACTGGCGCATGACCAAGGTATTGGGTTTCCTCAGACATTGCCTTTCTTTTTCTCAGGCGCTGGCGCCCATTCTGTCGGCCGGAATCCCAGCTTCGTGCCCAGCCTGTCGTCAATAATCGTGAGCGCCGGCTGCCACTTGCTGCCCACCATCTTGCGGGATGCGCGATAGCGCACCAGCATTTCGGTGCCGCCAATCGGCTTGCCGTTGACTGTGGCGCGCACCATGAACACGGCATCGGCATTCTCTGGCGCCGTCTCGATCGGCTGCCATTCGCCATCTCTGGGCGGCGGTGGCACGTCTGCCACAGGCGCCGGCTCGTGCGCCTTGAACGGTTTTTGCTCCGGCGCTTTAAAAATCGGTTTGGGTTGTTGGGTTAAGGCCATCAGATTTCATCCTCTTTGATTTCAGAAACAATGATGCACTCGCTAGTCGGGTGAGGCCACACGCCAAGCCCTTCGCTCCAATAGACCGGGACGGCACAAAAGCTGGTGAGCCTGCGATTGGATTTAATCTCATTCATCTCCGCCGCCGAAATTTCAGCAAGCGGAACAACGAAGGTTCCACCAACGATAGCCCATACCCGCTTCATACCAACCCCCGATCCAAAAGTATCTTCGGCTCCCGCTCGCGCGGATCCTCATTCGCCAATTCCTCGGCGCGCTGGAAATAATTATAGACGATGCGGTCTACTATCACGCGCGACGCGCTCGCCTCGCCGGCCTCTTCGGCCCGTACCCGCTCATAGGTCATGCCGTTGGCAATTAGCTGCGGCCGCATCCAATCGTCCCATGCATAGTTTGCCAGCGCCGCGCCAACCACGCGGTCATCCTTCTCCCGGCCAGGTGCCTCGATGGTGGAACCTTCCTGCACCACTGCCTGCATCTCACCCAGCAGCGGGCGCGAGCGCACATGCAGAACGCGGGTGGTGTAGGCGCTGCGCAGCCGGTTCATCAGGTCGAACTTGGAATCGCGCGTCGTCAGGAAGTTATAGCAATAACCGGCGCCCATGCTGTCGGGGCGATGATAGAGATACCAGCGCATGCCGTTCAGCACATCTTCCCAATCGAACTCTTTCAATTGGCGCGAGTACATTTCCTGACGCAGAGAATTTCGCAGCCGGTCGAACTCGCGCATGATCGCCTTGCCTGGCCCGCCGGACAATTCCAGATTGACAATGCAATCCTTATAGGCGCTGGCCAGATGCGCCAGCACCCAGGCGCATTGGTGCGCCTCAATATTGTGGCTGGCATACTCCGCAACCTGCACCAAGCGGTCCGCGTAGCAGCGCCAGATGGAGATCGCATGCTTGTCGCGCCAGTCGTTACGCCCGAAGGCCGGATCGCAGCCGATCACATACTGACCCGCCTTGACCGGCTCTTCCCAAACTCGCAGCTCCCACTCATCCGGATTTGAGCCCTGGCCAAGCTGCTCCATTTTGGTAGCAAAGAAGTCCGTGCCGATCCAATAGCGATACGCCTTGAAGGCATATTCGTTTTCGTTGTCGTCCATGTCGCTGAGATCGCGGGCGATCAGGCGCGTCTGGAAGAACGAAAAGCCTGAGAAGATAAATGCCTGCTCCGGCACCCACGGCAGGTTCTGAGAGATATTACTGACATCGGCGCTCTGGTCCGATGTGCGCCAACGTATCCATGCCAGTTGCTCCATGCTGACATCGAAATCAAACCTGGTCTTGACCGCGTTGATAAGTTCAGCCTCCTGGCCGTCCGGCTGGTCAAGGCCGTAAAGTTGGAAGCGGCGATCCTTGCGCGGGATGCGATTGAGATCCTTGGCCCACCAGCCAATGAAAATGCCGCGCTTGGTGAAAGGATCGCGGGCGCATTCGTCCCACATATCCTTCCAGTGATTAAAGCCCTTGGCGGTACTCTCGTAAATGAAAAGTCGGTTGGGGTGCGTTTCAGAAAGCGTCTCGCGAAAAGAAGCCAGACCATTGGGATCGCCGTAGTTCGCAACCTCCGTCAAATGCGCCAGCGTGTAACCGCGGCCCTCGCCCCATGTCGCCTTGCTGCGTGTGCCGGCCACCAAAAAATCCAGACGGCTTCCGTTCGGAAACTGCACGAAGTCTCGGTTGATGCGCGGCAGTTTGAAGTTTTCGCCAACCAAACTAACCGGCAGATTCTTGATGTAGCGCTCGATGGTGGCGCGAAAGATATTGCGGTTGGCCTCAGTATCCGTCACCAGCGCGCCCATCATGCCGGGATGCACGAGGCACCAGAAAATATCGATCGCCAGCGAGATAGTTGAGACGCCCAGCTGCCGCGCCTTGAGAGCCATGAATGTGTGCTGCCCATCTTCCAGGCCGTAGGCCACTTCATTCAAAAATATGCGCTGGCTGTCCCATAGATTAAGCGGCGAGCCATGCTCATCGACCGCCGCAACTTCCTTGGAGTCGATGCGCATGTTTCCAAGAAAATTCTCGAATGGCCGCAGCCATCTGGTCGCGCGCTTTACCATGTCATAACCTGATAGCCATATCGTGATGGCGGCGACACATTCTCGCTCTCAAATTTGTATTCTCGAATAAACAACTCCGCCTTGCGCATCTGATCGGTCTGCCGCTGCGCCTGCGCGTCCTGACCTTCCAGAAAGGCGATGCGCCCGACAATCAGAGCCTCCATAAAGTTCTCGCCAGTACCCTTCAGCTTAAAGCGCTTGAACAACCGCTTCTGCTTGGTGATGTTGGCCTTCAGTTTGGCGCGCTGCTGATGAATATGAATCTGGCGATCAGACGCCAACTTGGTCATGCGCTGCACCAGATCAGCCGCCTCGTAAGGAATGCCGCCCTGATCCAGATCGCCAAGCACTGCGTCCAGCAACGCCGAGACAATGCCCATCAGTTCGCTTTGCGCGTTATCGACCGGCTTATCCTCGATTGTGCCGGTCTCATCGTAAGCCTTGCGGCGCCCGGCATCGCTCAAGACTTCCAGCGCTTTGCTCACGGCGCGGAATTTCTCTGCCGTGCCGCCGCCATCCGGGTGCGCGCGCTTTGATGCCTTGCGATATGCCTTTCGGATTGTCGCAGTGTCCGCATCGCGCGGCACGCCCAGGATGGCATAGAGGTCCGGCATGTCACATCTGGAACGGCTGGCGAGTCTGGCCGCCAGTGCCGCCAATCACACCCTTCAGCATCGGATCCGCCGCCAATTGCCGTTGTAGACTGGCTTGCGCATGCGCATTTAAAATTTGCGTCGCCTTAGCGCCCTCCGCCTCGCTGCCGCAATGCGTCATCCAATGCACCATCACCGCATCCCGGTCCACCATGGCAGTGGTGCCGTAGCTGTCCGTGATCTCAATATCCTTCTCATAGGTTGTCGCCGCCAGGCCACGGTCAAATTCCTCCGCTGGCTGAGCGGGGCGCTTAAGCATTTCATATGCCGCCTGCGCCTTCTCACCGCTGTTGTACGTCAGCCGCAGCGATGTGTTCGGGCCGCGGAATGCGATCGTCAAAGACCAGAGATCAGTCATTTCCATTTTCCTTTTCTATTTCCACTCTCTCAACCAAATGCCCAGGGAAAAACTGCGACTTACCTTTGAAATCCGCGCGGTCAAATATCCGCGTTCCAGCGGAGCCCTCTTCGCGAACATGGCCGGTCGCAGTGCTCCCGCCGCCAAGGGCAATGGGCGCCAGAAGATAGATGGTGGATTTCTTGGGTGTCATTTCATGCCACCAAAAAACATCGGAGGATTATCCAACCTCTGTAAAATTCCAGCCAGTAGCTCAATCAAATCTCTGTCATTGGCTTCCTGCGCACGCAGCAAGCAGCGCAATGTCACAAGGCGAACCTCGTCGCTGTTATCCTTTGGGACAACCTGAAGCGTGCCTAACTTGATTGGGTTACTCACCGCTTCACCTTCTTCCGCCACCGATCCATCGAAGCCGCTTTCCTCGCACGCCTCGCGCTTACCGCCGCCTGCAACAACCTCAAATGCTCAACCCGCGCATCCTCACAACTCATCCCGCCAGGATGCTCCAGCCGGCACTTGAAGCAGATGCACGTCTTGTCCATCAGAAAATTTCGTAGATCACAATGGCCCAAAAAATAATGCAGCCGAAAAGCATAACCGCCCAAGTCGTAGCGAGATCACTAAGACCAGCGCGGCGCAGTGAGCGATGGATCCTTTTCGAGGGGTTCGGGGGCATTTGAAAAGTCACCATCGATCACTGCGCCAGGGAAGATGGCAGAATTGATATGTGGTGTCTACAGGAAATGGCGAGAATTTTTTGGGGGAAAATGGGTGGTAGCAACATTTTGCGCGGCGGCTCGCGTCCCGACGCTAGTTGCGAATTACTCTTATTTAAGACTAGGGAACTCATTTCCCATATTACTGATTATACGCAAACTGTCGAAATAGCCTAGTAAAATCAATGAAATGGCATTTCGCATTCCATTATAAGAACGGGAAATCGCGCCAAAAATCAACATCTAGTGTCGGGCTTAGCGCTGCAGGGCGATCGCGCCAGCTGGATCCTAGCGCGGCGGTTCGCCAGCATATGCGGTAACTGGATACCGCATCGCGGCGGGCCGGTGGAGAATTCCTAGCGGACGGGGGATTTATCCACCAGTCGCTCGCCCGCCTGCCCGTTGGCGTGACGCTGCGAGCGGCGCTGGTTGACCCCCATGAGCCCGGCATGGTCGCTTCCACCGTCCCCGCGATAGGGCGCCGCCGTGCGGGGCGCTGTGATGGTCTGGCCGGCTGGCTGATCGGAAACAGTTAAGTAATCGCTTTCCTGTTCTGAAATCTTTAAAAATAAGACTAAGGCGCTGCGAACAACGTCCGCAATTGTGACCCCATCTGCACTGGCTGCTCGATCTACTGCGGCGGCCAGATCTGGATTCAGGCGTGCACCATAGAACCAATTTGCCGGGGCCTTCCGCTCTTTCTTTTCAGACTTTGTGGCGGCCAGTGCTGGTCCATGGAGCATTTGAGGATGCATCCCATAGTTTTTGGCTCTTTCAACCGAAAAATCAATACAACTTATAGTTGAAAGAACAAAAGGGGACACAACCTAAAAAAACACGCTCCTATAAGGTCTAGCAAAATACCTACTACCCATCTATACAGTGTATTGACCTATTGTAGGTCACTCGCTATAAAGAGTTACCCCTCACTTTTGAGGAACAGTATCAGAACAAACGACACTTTGCGACAAACTACAAGGAAATATGACATGGATGTTACCCCGCCGCTTGAAAACGACGAACAGCTATTCAGTCACGGCAACACCTATCTTGGCTCGCAGCTCAATCCGGTTGACCAAGCCATGTGCCTGCAGGCTCGCCAGGGACGGTACACGGGCGACCATAAGCCGTCATGGGTGCGGGACGAAGAGGCGCTGGGAGTGACATGCCCGGTGCAATTCGCCAGTGATGAGGAATGGCTGGCGAACACGCGGTTCGCGGTGTCACCCTATTCCGGCAAGCTCGATCGCCGGGTTGTGCGGTGCTGGGAGAGCCCGACATGGCCAGGGGACCCGGAGATGTACGGTAAGCCACTGAAAGACCTGCCCCGCTTTGTACAGGCCCGTGTCGCGGCGAATCTGCGCGAAAAAGGCTGGTCCATGCGTTGCCAGCGCTGGCTTGGCTTGAACGGGCTGATTTAGTCGTGCAGCGCTGGGTTATTAAGCGTTTTCAAGGCGGTAAGGTGTTTTACCTGACCAAAGACTACAGCAGCCCATGGTCTTTGGAGGAATGCGACGCGGAACTGTTCAAACGCAGGCCCGCAAGGAAGATGGTGCAAATGGTTGCCGATAAGTATGGCGACAACTCTCCAAACATAATTGCATCTTCTATATACATTGATAACTTGTAATCTTATATCTGCATTTTGTATCTTTCATATTCTGCACAAGAGCGTATACTACAGACACTAACAGCGCGCCTCGGCTGGTATCAGGGGCGGGATCGCAAAAATGGCAAAGCGCTTGTTTCCCTCTTATACAATCGCCGAACTACGCACCGCCGCTTTGAACACGGAGCGCAATTCTCCGGAACAAATCGCACTCTTGAACCGCGAGATTGCGGCTCGCGAATCTGGCGCTTCCACCCATAAAGTCACACCGCAAATAGACCATGCCGCCGGCCCGCTTGCCGCACTGCACCGCGCATGCGCCAAGGGTGAGCCGATTGTTGAGGTTCGCGCGACGCTGGTGCCGCGCTTCAATATCGGAACGCAGTTCAAGTCCGCCGGCAAACATCCCAGACTTTGCACGGTTGTTGAAGTGCTGCGGACCTTCAATAGCAAAGATGAACTGGTTCGCATCCGGTATGTTGCCACGCATCCCGGACCGATCGGCGGTGTCGTGACTGACTATGATGTTTGCGACACGACGATCGCCCGTGGCAAATTGGCGGAGGCCTAAGCCATGATAAAATGGATTGAAGTCACCGAGGAACGCTACGACGAAATGCTGGGCGTTCTGCCGCCGGAGATCATGACCGGCTTAGGCTTTTTGGTGGGCGAGCCAAACGACTATGCAACCTGCAGCGTGACAGGCCGGCTGGCGCCAAATTATCAGCCGTTCGTTCAGATATGCGGGAAGTTTTACGAATGCGAGTCCTGCATGACGGTTGCCGAGTTCAAGAGCGTGGATTTTCGTAAAGTGCTGGCAAGTGTGGAGAAGGGGAGTGCGTGCCATAATCAACCATCCAAATAGGGGCCGCGTCCGCCACATGGACGGCAACCCGCGCAACAATGACTTGGGCAATTTGTGGATTATCCCCGCCAAGTTCGCCGGCCGGTGCTTATGCGGCTGTCTCATCGGTCGTGGCGACACCATCACATGGGACCGGGAGGCGCGGGAGGTTAGCAGCTGCGCGGCGTGCCGGCGGGCGTCGCCATGACCCTTCATCTTCGCCCCATCCCCGCTCCCGCTTGGCATGCATGGGCTTATGACATCGCCGCGGCAGTCTTGTTGCTTGGGTTCATGGGCGCCGGATTCTGGGCGATGGGGCGACTAGCGGACGCTCTGGACGCGATTGGCTGGGCGAACTAACAGAGCCGGCCCTTTTTCAAATAATCTCGCCGGTCCGCTTGTCAGTCAGGACAAGGCGAATGTACGGCTCTGGTTTCGGACGATTATGTAGTGCTTGGCAGCACCCACGAACGGGATCATTGCCCTCAATCGTGGCACCGCAGGCGCACGGCAATCCCGTTTCCTCCGGGGGTGCTTCACACCAAATAAATCGCTTTGCCATGACTTCGGGCCCTTATTGAAGAGATTGCCGGTGTTCGACCGGCGGCGGGTTAGACTTCCAATTTAGCTTCGGCCAGAGGCAGGCGTTTTCGAGGGCGTGACGCTCGCGCCGGTTGCCGGTCACGGTCCAATATTTCACCTTAGGCTTGCGGCGCACCCGGTCGGTGTAGCCGTTGCGGAAGGCGTCCCGGCTGTGCTTGCCTGGGGCGATGTAATCGAAGCGCGGCGTCTTGCGCTCCATGTCCGTCCAGCCGGCATAGTAAAAGTTCGCGGCGCGGTAGATGTAGCCCATGTGACCCGCTGCCGTGTCGGCATAGCTGAGAACGATCTTGGGTGGCAACAGCGCCAGGGCGCGGGAGACAAACCAGCTTTCGGTATTGCGCGGCATGTCGTCATGCACCCATAGGCGGTTCAACTCAATCACCGTTTCCGGGGCTTCCTTGCAAGCGCCGATCAGCATGTGACGGCTGGCTGGCGTCCCGAAGGTGATGCAGCCCTTCGTATTGCCGAAGTCGTCAATCAGCCCAAAGCAAAACGACACCGGAGGCTTGCGGTGCATGTAGTGATGCGCGACCACAAGGGCGATGGCTTCACGGCGGCTGATGACGGCTACTCGCATAACGCCCTATTCTCCGTAAAACGACTTATACAGAGCGGATTTTTCGCGCGGGAACATCTTAAACACAGCTTCAACCGCAAGGCGAATGGCGCGCTCATTGGTTTCAAGGCGAGACTTCGCCAACTGAAAGGCTGCGATGGCTTCCGCTATGTGATCCTCGGTCGGTCCCATCTGGCGGCCTTTCCTAAAATCTACGGCCCTCGCTGGCGGGACTTGTCGGCACCCAAAACCCTAGGGCAACCCCATTGCCAGCGACGGCCTGAAACAGCATATACGCCACTTGACAGCAATTCGTCAAGCCCGTACGGTAATGACGATGAAAAACCGTCCGACACCGCCTGCCGCAGAACCCCCAAAAGGGGAATTGATAGGGTATGCGCGGGTTTCGACCGCCGATCAGGTCATGACCTTGCAGCTTGACGCGCTGAAAGCGGCGGGCTGTTTCCACATTCACGAAGAGCCAGCGACCAGCGGCGCGAAGAAAGTCCGCCCGGTTCTGGACATGGCGATCAAAGACCTTCGCCCCGGCGATACGCTGGTGGTCTGGCGGCTGGACCGCCTTAGCCGGTCCATCAAAGACCTGTACGAGCGCCTTGCGCAGATCGAAGCGGCTGGGGCTGGGTTCAAGTCCCTGACCGAAGCCTTCGACTTCACCACGGCCACAGGCAGGCTTATCCTGGGCATGTTGGCGATTATGGCAGAGTTTGAGCGCCAGCTTACGATTGAGCGCACCAAGGCCGGGATGGCGTCTCTGAAGGCGCGTGGCGTGAAGCTGGGCACACCGAAGAAACTGGACAAGAAGCTACAGGCTAAAGCCAAGGCGATGTTGGCGCAGAAGGCCCGCAAGATCGTGGGCGGCAAATCGGTCTGGCGACCGAAGTATTCCAAGCAGCAGGTGGCAGACGCGCTGAAGGTAAGCAACGGCACCGTCTATAATCTTCTGCGCGAATTAAACCTAAACTAGGAGCCGGGCCGTGGTGGAAGTAATCGGACTAGATGGCGTCCCAGTGGAGCATAAGTCTAAGGCTTCGCCGGTCGAGGCTTGCCTTGAGCATCTTCTTTCCAATATCGAGGATGGCCTTGCGGTCGAGAATGTAATCGTCATCGCGGTCATCACAGACCCAGACAACCCGTCCTGCGTCCGCTATGAACCGCGCGATAGCGGGATGCGCGTCGGGGAAACGGTTTTCATCCTTGAGTCCGTCAAGCATGGCCTCATCCACCAGACATTCGAGAGGTTGTAAAAATGCGCGATGTTAACAACACAGAGGTTGTAGCGGTCTCCGACCTGAAGGCGTTGCCCGGCTATCCGTTTTTGCCGTGCCCGACCTGCAAGGGCACCGAAGGGTGCGACCACAGTGTACCGGAGCGCGCCCGCACGGCGCACCCCGGTCTGTCTGCTGCGCCATCGCAGCCGATGCGTCAGTTTGATGGCGCGCCGATATTCGCGCGTGGATTCGGCGGTTTAGAGATTTAGGAGTTATCGGAATGACTGAACATATTTCACCGTGGCCGGAGCAAAGGCCGCAGCGGACAGAGGGCGAGCGGATAGCATTTGCGGATAGCGCGGCAGCACATCTCCCGAAGCCCGTTCGCGATGGCACCGTCATATCAGACGATGATCTGGCGGCCATGAAGGCGGCGTTCGCTAGGCGGTTCAATGAGCAGCTACCCCGCACAGAAACTCTAATGGCCGTCGCGCACATCGGCTATCGTATGTGTCTACGCGACATGGCGAACAAGTAGGGAGCGATGCCGTGCTAGTCCACCATCTCAAGACATTGCCGGAGTTTTTTGAGGCCATCGCCAGCGGCGTGAAGAAGTTTGAAGTGCGCAAGGATGACTGTGATTATGGCGTGGCGGATATTCTGGTCTTGGAGGAATGGTCTCCTGAGAAGGGCTACACCGGACGCCACGAACGCCGCGACGTTGACTATATACTGCGAGACGAGAAGTTCGGCGTGAAACGCGGCTTCTGCATTATGTCTATCAGCAAGCGCGAACAATAGAGGAGGCCAGAATGACAAACGACCACGGCACGCTGTCTGAGGCGCCCAGCTACCGCTTTGACATATTCATTGCCGGCGATGTTCAGGTTGCCAAACAGACCTGCCGCCAGTTCTGCTTTTCCGAAGGCTTGTGCGTCACTGTTGAACCCGTCGCCTATGTCTACACGGGCGGGGAAGAAGCCGGGGTTCGCATTGGGCTGATAAACTACCCCCGCTTCCCGGTTGAACTAGAGGCGCTTCGGAACACGGCGCACAAGCTGGCCAGCAATTTGATGGAAGACCTATACCAGCATAGCTATACAGTGGCAGGCCCCGACAAAACCCAATGGTTCTCGCGGAGGACCGCGTGACCCTAATCGAGCGAGACAGCGACGGCGTGGCGCACGTCGTGGCCCTTTCGGGAGGCCATGATAGCAGCGCGCTGTCGTTCTTGCTCAAGGAGCGCGAGCCGCGCCCGTACAACTATCTCTGCACCCCAACAGGCGATGAACTGCCGCCGATGTTTGAACACTGGCTGAACCTTGGGCAGCTTCTAGGAAAGCGCCTTATCCCGATCATGGCCGGGACGCTCGACAGCATTGTTGCCGATGAGGGGATGTTGCCCAACTTCCGCGCCCGCTTCTGCACCCGCCGCCTCAAGATCGAACCATACCGCAAGTTCCTGTTTGAACAGACGGCCATAGGCCCGATTGTCTCTTATGTCGGGCTGCGCGCCGACGAGGAAGGCCGCGCTGGCGGCGCATACGATGATATTCCAGGCGTGACCATGCGCTTCCCGCTCCGGGAGTGGGGCATGGGTGAGAACGAAGTGCAGGCGACATTGAAGAGGTTTGGGATTGTTTGCCCCGACCGGACGGATTGCGCGCGGTGTTACCACCAGCGCCTCGGTGAATGGTGGGAGTTTTGGCACTATTACCCGGAGCGCGCCGCCGAAGCGGCTGAATGGGAAGCGGCGCAGGGACACACCCTCAGAACACCGGGCCGTGATGCTTGGCCAGTTTCCCTCAAGGATTTGTTCGCAGCGTTCGCCAGCGGGCGCGTCCCGACACTTAGCCTCAACCGCATGAAGCGGGAACGTATGAACGCGGGCGCATGTCGCGTCTGCGCAATGTAACGACCAAAAAGGGAGCATCGGCGTGGACGAAGTCGAACCCATTGAGTGCAACCTGCCGTTCCAGCGGTTGCCCTGGTGCGCTTGCGACCTCGGTACAGGTGAACCGCCAACCACATTACAGATGTTGGAATGTAAAGTTCGCGGCGGCCCGTGCCATCCTGACTATGTGAAGAACAATCCAGATGCGGCTGAACCCGCGACAACTAAATAAGGGGCCGGGCCGTGAAGCGTCGCAAGCATTATCCAGAACTTGAGGCCAAAGAGCGAGCAATCCGCGAGGCCGCCGCGATGCGTGAGCGTGGCGAGAATGGGCGCGTCTGCCCTAACTGTGGCCGTGCCACGCTGGGGTGTTTCGCGCCGCCGTCATTCGGAGACGCTGGGTTTTATACGTGCGTCCGCGCCGATGATGGCGGGATGCGTTTTTGAAAAAGGGAGCGAAGCCGTGCCAATACTTTTGGACGGACATGACCGTAGGCGCATTAGACAGCGCGATGAGGCTATTTACGAAGATCGCGTATTTCACAAGATGAAGTACAAAGAGATCGCAGAAAAGCATTCCGTGAGTGCCTTACACGCCGGAACTGTTTGTCGTAGTGCGCCCTACAGCGGGCTCTGGTTGCGCGTGATGAAGAATCTACTTGCCGAATTAGACAACTAGGAGTCGGGCGATGAGATTTGGAAAGAATGCAGACTACACGAAAGCGACTGGCGCGAAGGTCGAGGATAGCTGCGGCTGCGTGTTCTGCGACCTAGGCCTTGAGCCCGGCTATAGAACTGACGGCACGACGCGCGAATACTATCACGCGACAAAGCATGGGAATGTTCCATGCACGAAACCTAGATAAGAGGAGCCGGTCCATGTCCAGTCTTTCAATCGAACTGAGACAATTTCAGGAAATGCGCCGCAACCATGGCGTTAAGCGCGGTAAAAACACGGGAGACAATCTTGATGGACTATTGTCAAAGGCTATCGCTCGCATTGAAGAGACGGAAACCCTTCTGCTTGAACTTGTGGATATTGAAGGCCCATGTCCCGGAACGGGTGATTGGGCGGTGAAGGTTCGCGCTGCTTTGGTAAACAAATAATGAGCGAAGCCGTGGGAGCCGAACTAAACACCGCGCATGGACGGCCTTGCGAAGACGAGGAGCCGCCCGTCTATGAATACAGCCAAGATGGTGCGACCGGCTTCGTATGGTTTCTCTACAGGCACGGTATTCGCATCGGTGAAGTTTATAACGAGCAGATCGCAAAGCAATTCTGCGATGCGCTCAATTCATAAAGGGAGCGAGACGTGAGCGAGGACGTATTCCACAAAAACAAATGGCGCTTTTTTCTGGCGTGGGTTGCGATGATATGGGACCAGGCCATCGCTCGCATTCAATGCGTCCCGAAATCTTAACTGGAAAAATGAAGCATCAAATCTCTGGCCGTAAAAATGTGCGGCCATCTTCCACATTCGGATCTTCCAGCCACCCAATGAACTGCAAATAGTCCCGCACGCGGTTATAAGTGCTGGTATTCCACCTATCAGCCGGGATCGCGATACCTTCCAACACTTCAGAAACCGTCACGCGAATTAGCGGGTAGCCATTCTCACCGCCTCTGAGGACGTGTTTAATTTTATTCCCCCATGATTCTTCGTGCTGCCTGATGCGCTGCTGCTTCTTGGCATCTTGCTGTAATTCACTTTCAGCCAAATAGAATTTCTCGCCGCTCATAAAACGATGTGTAGCTTCTGCCCACAGTTGATCTTTGGCCGCAGCCACGCCGCTAGGATCCGGATTCGGTGCCTTGAGCGGCCAAAATCGGCGCCCGCCAGTCGGGTCATCTAGGTAAGAGCTATCGTTGGTCGTTCCAGAAAAAACAATTTGGCGAGGATAATCTGCCGCATGGCGAGCAAATGGCGCGCGATAGCGATCAATCTGGCGAGAAATGAATGCTTTTAATCTGTTACGGTCAGCGCGCCCGAAGCGATCAAGGTCGGCGTATTCCATGCACCATACCCCGGCGAGTTGTATTGCTGCGTCCTTACTACCCATTTCGGCAGGGTCATCACTGAACCATGGATGAAAAAGCGTGCGCAATACAGTGGACTTGTAAGTTCCCTGTTGCCCCTCAAGAATTAAAGCATGATCGGCCTTACATCCTGGCTCCATCACCCTAGCAACGGCGGATATAAGCCAGCGGGCGCTAACCGCCTTTGTATAGGGCGTTTCTTCAGCGCCTAGATAATCAATACCCCAAAAATCAAGACGCTCTTTGCCATCCCATTCCAAGTCCTGAAGATACTCGCGCACCGGATGATAAGTGGATTTAAAAGCAACCGTCAGCACAGCCTCGTGTGCGATCAACGACGGAACGATGATACCTGCGCGCTGCAGCCAGCGCGTGGCCTCCGCATCGTCAGCGTCGGACCATGCGCGCTCGGAAAACCCGCCATTTGTCATATCCCATGGCGCGGGTCTGCGCATCATCGGGCGATTGCCAAATTCATCAAACCAAAGCACGCCCTGAAACTCAGGTGCCATCTCAAAAACTGTGGCGGCGTTTTCCATGATCTGCCGCGGCTCGCCGGCATCGGACAAAATCATGCGTCCCATCCAGTCGCCGCTGATTTTGCTGTTGGTCGAACGAATTTCCAGACGCTTCTTGCGTAGAGCGCCTTCCAGCATCCGCATCGGGATGACGGTGCGATCTTTGATGCTCACCAGCATTTGGCGCGTCGGCAGAATATCGAAGCCGCCTCGCGCGATCTCGTCCAGGACGACTTCAACCTCATCCATGGGGCAGCCCTTGCGCAGCGTGCCGATCGCGAGCGCTATGGTTTCGGCTATGTTGGCCTTCGTTTCTACATTTTCGCCGCTGTCCAATTTTTCACATGAAATAATGTGTAAATCTGGCAGTTGGCGTGGCGCCGCCCCTGCCACCAGATCCGCATTGAAATCGTCATCCCCAACTGGTTCGATAATCGCCGCGGGGAGTCCATTTTCTTTGGCCTGCTCCAGAACGGCATTTGCGACCTTCAGGCCGGCCGCCCCGGCATCCGCGAAGATGTAGAGCGCCCGAATGCCGGCGGGTGGCACAAAGCCTATCCAAGCCCCAGATCGGTCCCGGCCGCCCAAGAACGGCGCCGCAGTCGCGGCCCATACGGGGAGCCCGTACAGCCGCATGGCGGCCAGGGCGGTCTCGATGCCCTCCGCAATGCCAAGGCGCCCGTCCTCGCCCATGGGAGCCAGCCTGATCGCCCCATTTTCCATGGAGCCAAGCATCTTCTTGGGCTGATCCATGGGTGCCTTGGCCAACCCGTCATAGGCCAGAAAGGTGCGATGCACCCCGCCGGCCGGCTCGCCATTGGCTAGGCGCGGAATAGCGATCATGGCCGGGCGCCCGACCCCGGCTTTCCAGTCCGTCACATTGGCGCAAAACCGCAGATCGTCAGACGGCGGCGGGTCAAGCCCGCGGCTTTTCAGATAGGTCTCAGCCAGTGTCCCGGCGATCGGCGCGGAGCGGGCGAGAATGTGGGCGATCTCGGCAGATGCATCGCGGGGTTTTATATTTGCTTTGGGAGACACGGGTGCCTCCCGGTGCATTCCGTTCGGTTGCTGATATGTTCCAGTAATCTCCGCTGCCAGATCCAGCAGCTCGCGACCATCTTTTCCGCTGGCGTGCTTGAGCGTTGAAAGCGGCCCACCGCCATCGCCGCCATCAAAGTCATGCCAAGCTGCCGCCATATCGCCAGTCAGCCCGATCACGCAAGATCCGGTCTTGCGTGGCGGCGATCCGGAGATATTGGCTAGGCGAAGTTCCGAGCGGTCATCGCTGATGCGGCCTTGGGGGAAAAATTGCGGCACCCATGACGCGGCTGTGGCAGCCAGGCGCTGGCTGAGATCGTCCATGTCGTACAGGGGCGGCGGTACTGATTGCGGAATGGCATCGTTGAGATCAAGCACAATTTTTCCCGGCCCATTTTATGACTACGCAAGTATAACAAGACCTTCTTCGGCACGGGTGATGGCCGTGTATGCGTGTTGATTGCGAACAAGATCACGCCCAAAGCCGTCATCAAACCAAACTATATTTTTCCAGCCGCTTCCTTGACTCTTATGGACGGTGATTGCATTGCCAAATGACGCATCGACTAATCCTTTTTTCTTCCAGTGGTCACGTTGCGCGCGGTCTTTATCGAACTCGATATGATCTAGAAAGGCGCCTTTATAGATTGTCCGCCGTCCAACATCGGTGCCATCATCAGTCACGACTTGCGCGCGGAATCCGTACTCATCGCCATCTTCAATATCGCTAAGTGTGAGGAAGGAACCGTTGACCAATCCAATGTCATTTTGATTTCGTAGGCAGATGATTTTTTCTTCCGGACCATCCGGCAAAACCGAAGTCCGACCAGAGGCGCGGCGCATTGCATTGTTCAACATCAGGCGGGTGGCATTCATGCCAGTCAAGACCTGATCTGCTTGAAGTAAATCCTCCGGCCCCAACTCGCTTTTACGCAGCTTAACTACACTATCGCTATAAACGCCATAAGGAATGAACTTTCCCTCGCGCGCCATCGTCGCCAGCCTGATAATAGCGCTGCCTTCAGCTTGGCGATGAATCTCCGTGAGCATCACATCGGGAACCGCTTGCGTAAACGCACCGTCGCCCTTGATTGGTGGAAGCTGTCCGGGATCTCCTAGCACGAGAATAGGCTTGCCAAAGCTCATAAGATCCGCCGCCATGGTTTCATTAACCATGCTAACCTCGTCCAGAACTATTAAATCGCAATCTCGCACCGGGCCGTCGCCATTCAACACGAATGTTGGCCGATGCATTTCCTTAATCGCCTCTTCGCGGGTCCGCATCATCGCGCGCCACATCATCTGATCGCCATTGCCAGGACCATCGCCGCGCAATTTGGCAAGTTCCTCTTTGGCTTTTTCGATAGCCTCTTTGGATGGCTCGCTGACCTTGTAGCACATGGAATGGATGGTGGTGGCTGGCGTGCCTTTCTGGGTGAGGACGCGAGCGGCTTTCCCAGTAAATGTGCCGCTGAGTACGGTGATGTTGCCGAGTTCGGCAAGTGCGTACTTGGTGATTGTGGACTTTCCTGTTCCGGCATAACCGAAAACACGCCAAACTTGCTGGCTGAGTGGCTTTTTAGCTTTAAGCTCAGCCTTGCACTTCAGATACCATTCTTTAGTGCGGCGAACGGCATCTGCTTGCGTGTCGGTAAGCGTGATGTCGGTCATGGTCCCCACTCCATAACTGGATGCGGATAGCAATATTCCCAGTCCCAAATGAACCAACTGAAATTATGACGTGGCGACGCGGTATCTTGCGCACTCCACTTCGGGCGTTTGGTGAGAACAAGTTTTTTTGCGAAAGGCGGGCGCTCAAATAGATCGCGACGGCTCGCCGCGCAATCCCACTCATTGCGTAAAAGCATGGCAACCATGCCTTCGCGTTCTTTTGTGAGTTTGATGGCGTGACGAACAAATTCTTCGGCTAGAACATAGGGCGGGTTGGTAACAACAGATACTTCACGCGACAAGCTGAGTTGGTCAACTTTTAGGAAATCGGCGATCTTTAGAGTTGGTCTATTGCTGCGGTTAACAATATCAAACTCGGCCACATCGTAACCGGCCGCGCGCACAACATCTGCTATATGGCCGATCCCAGCAGCGGGTTCAACGATAAGGCCGCGCAACGCCACCTTCTTTAGAAGGGCCTTGGTACACCATTCAGGTGTCCAATAAGCGTCATTTTCAACGCGCTCATAGCCGCTTTCCCCGTGCATGGATGAGCCTTTTTCAATCCGCGTCATCCCAACAACTCCTGAATTTCTTCATCGCTTGGCGCATTCTGGATTAACATCGCGCGCCCATCGCCGCGATCATAATTCTCACGGTGCGTAGTGCATTCGAGATGCAGCGGGTTAAAGCAAAGGCGGCGGCGGCAAATATGATCCACTACGTCACCAGCCTGAAATTCGATGCCATGATATTTGGAGAAGGCATAGCGATGCAGATACCAGCGCTGGCCGTTGACGCGCACAATGCCGTAGGGCTCGTCTTTCGCATTGTTCCATCCGGTAAAGCAGCAACACTTGCCGGTGCCATCAAGCGTCCGGTTCCAGATGCGCGTTTCTTTCGGAGCCGCATATAGCTTGATCTTCTTGTGCCATGACGGACGCACGAATGGCGATGTGAACGGATCAAAGGGCTTCACTTACATGTCTCCATTCCAGCACCGAAAGCGCCAATCGCAAAACTTGCAGAGGTAGAAGTCGGGGTTGTCCGTTAAACGCGGCAATAGATCGCCGGCCTCGACTGCGCGAATTACGGTCACGGCACGGTCAGTTTGTGTCTGAGCCTCGCGCGCATCATAGGTAATCAGCTCGTGATTAAGCTCCTGGGTGTTTTTGTTGGTCGCGGTGAAAATGTATGCCGGCCACTCCATGTAACCCATATAAATATGACACTGGCCGTAATAGAGCGGCGATGCCTCTTTAAGGCCGTGTCGCTTTATCTTGCTCCAGTTTTTGGTATTCAAAGCCTTGTGTTCCCAACCAACAGGATAAGGAATCTCATCGGTTAACGGCCCACTCACAATCTTGCCGTCTGTGTGGCCCTTGAGGCGGCCATTCAAAACAGTGAAGCCAAATTGCTCTTTTGTTTTTGGATCGCGCGTTAAAAGATCAAACCCGGCATCCTTCATCCACCTGACAGCAGTTGTGCGAAAGACATCGGTTTCCGGAACGTCAACGGCGCCCATCTGCAGAGCAGCGGCATCCTCGCCAGCGTGGCCCGTATCAAATATCCTGATGGCGCGCGCCGTCAGTTCGCGTCCGATGTCCACTGGCGTATGAGAATAGCTGTAGTAGAGCTTGCGGAGACATGGATCACCGATCTGTGACGCGCCTAAATAAGTGCGCACCGGCTCTTTCTTGCGCCGCTCAATTAGCGCGGCATCGATGACCGCATTGATGCGGTCGCAAAGATTTTGCGGTCCAAGAGATGCGCCTGACTTGTGATTCAAGTCTATCATTCTGCGCCCCTATGGATACTTCCATGGCACTTTTTACAAAGCCACATAACATCCAAAGGTTTTTTATAATTAGGATGATGCGCCTCTACAAAAGTGCGCTTATTGCATTCCGAACAGCGGCTAGGGCGCACTAGTTTTTTTTGCTTCAGCGCCCTTTTTACTGCGGCCCTAGCGCTCTCTCGCTCTGGGAATCTTTCTCTGTATCGCTTTGAGGCGGCGGACTTATCTTCCTTGGTTCTATTTTCTCGCGCATAGTCACGCATATATACAGCGTGACAATCTGTGCAAACAGAGGCCCTACCGTCTGATTTATTCAAAGACCTTCTCGGAAAACTTTCAAGCTTTAGTCTTTTGCGACATGTGCTGCAAATTTTGGTGTTGGTCTTTGGATCGAAGCTAACATTCCACACGCCCATTATCGTAAACCATCCCTATCAGCCAACCATTCCCAAACCCGTAAATTTATCTCGTCACCATAGTTTGTCTGATCTAAAAGCCGCTCGTCTGCGCCATGGATGCAAGATCGCGGCACCCAATGCTCGTCGCCGTCAACATCTATCAGAACTGCCTTTTCAGTGCAGCGGATGAAGATGCAATCGATGGTGACGTAGGTATCGCTCATGGCTTGCCGCTACCAAAGAACGGAAACTCTCCGCGCCCATAAGCCTTCTGTATCGAAACCTGAAATCCAACCACCACAGACTTAATGATGTCGTCAATCTGCGCTTCAGTGCAGGCGCTAAAATGCTGATCTAACTTCTGACGGACTAGCGCCCCGAATAATTGCTCGCGGGCATCGACCATTGCGCGCTCTTCAATATCCGAAAGCATTTTTGTCCCTTCTATTTTACCTGGCGGCAATTGAGCCTTGGCAATCCAAGCCCCGGTATTCTGGCAGCCCATAGAGCAAAACTCATATTTGGCCATCATCGGATTCAGGCCAAGCTGGAACCCAAACCCATGCCCCTCAAACCCGCAGCATACACACGGCTCTAGTCCGAGAAAGCGGACGGCGCCGCGACCGGCTCTGCGTCCCGCATCGCCCGCTCCTTGGCCTCCGCCACGATGAAGGCGCTCACCGTTGCGTTCGCTATTCCTTCCAGTTCCGGCATTCGGAGTTGCCATATTTTCTTATCCAAAAGCCGTGCGCCTTGCAGGTATTCACCAAGAGCTTCCGCCGTCGCCAGGACGATCTTCGCCCGGCTGACGTTTTCTACTTCCGAAGCCATGCGGGCTTATTCGCGGGTTCGGCTGCTGGCGCGGCTGCGGCGACGGCTTTATCACCCAGGGGTAATTCGGCGGCAGGCGCACCCCACGACCGACCGGCGGGCGCGGCGGCAGCCGCACCATCCTTTTTGGCACCGATCTTTTTGGCGCCGCTCGGCTTGGCTGCGACCGGCTCGCCGGCGACGAGATCAGCGTATTCCGGCATGTCAGGCGTCACAATACGACCGATTTTGTTTTTGTCGAAGCCCTGCTTGGTCGCGCCGGTCATCTGATCGGTGTATTCGTTGCCGGGCTCGACATCGATTTTGGCATAGAACCAGAGGTTGTCGATTTCCTTCAGGCCATTGATCTGGCGCGTCGCCACAGCCTGCGGCCCCATGTCGTCCGGTCGGATGCCCTGGTTGCTTTCGATGGCCGCGCGGATGAAAGACTTCGCAATGCCCCAGCCCTTGGAATGTCCCTTGTCGTCAAGCTGACCACCCGAGACCGTCCAATAGCCAATGAACTTGCGATGGACATACGGGCCTTCCAGCACAGTAAATTCGCATTCCATCGTCACGGCACCGCCTTCTTCCTTCGGTGTGCGGAAAAGGCCGGCGTCCATCTGCTCGCAGCCTTTGAACGAATAGCCGCCAGGCTTCACTTGAAGTAAGATTTTTGCGAACGTGCCATCAGGTATCACTTCAAAAGTCATCTGCGGGGCAGCATCGTTCAGGTTCATCGGCATTTTATTGTCCTTTCACTTGTGATTGTTTCGGCGGCATATTGAGTTTTTCAATAAGCCGACCAAGGTGAGGTTCTTCCATCAACTCGACATTGCCGACGCTACGGGTGCCGGCGGGAAAACTCCACGGGTTGGCGCGATGGCAAACGAACGCCCGCTCTTTGCCATTGGGATTGAGCGTGAATACGCCAGTCGCTTCGTCATAGTCGAAGATGGCCATAGTCACGACCTGATCGACAATGCCGGGTAGCTCGCGAGCGGTCTTGGCGCCCTCCATTTGGATCCGCCAGTAATGCCGCCCAAATTCATCCTCCGCATCTTCCAACAGCCCGATGAAAATACAATTCTTGTTACTGTGCTGCAAATGATTAAGCAGGGTTATCATGTTTGAGGCGATTAGCCCGTACATGCCCCACTTGTCGAACTTGCCTTTGTCGGTGAACGATTCCGGCTGCTGCTTGGCGAATTTCGACGCCGCAAATGATAGGCGCGATACCGAGTCGAAAAACACGTAGCAGTAGCCTTCCATCTTCTCGGCTATCTGGGGATAGGCTTTCAGGCAGCGGGCAAAATGGTCGATCGAGAACATATCGTTCGGGCCGCTGGATGGATCGATGCCGCCGATCAGGCAGGCAATGTCCACGGCATCCACGAAATCACGAATTTCGATGACATCGCCGCCCCAGGTTTCGACGGACTTAAAACCGCCTTCAAAATCTAAGGCGAGAGTGGATTCCGGCGGCAGCGTATAAAGCAGCGAGGTCTTACCCACCTTGTAGCCTCCGCCCACAAACACGCTGCCGCGCTTGTGGGCATTAGCCATACGTTCATCGGCGCTTATGATTTTGAGCGCCATCTGACTACTTCTTCAGAGTGGATGATGCAGCCGGCGCCAGGGTCTTCGGCTTGCTCTTGACCACATGCTCGGTCAGCACCGTTCCATCCGGCACAGCATCCTTGAACTGCGCCCAGACTTCCAACAGCGCTGCCTGCAGCTTGACGGCTTCCAGCGCATCTTCCGGCAGATCGAGTTCCGCCGTGCATACCAATTTCTGCTTACTCATTTTGCGATCCTTGTTTTTTGAGTCCTGTTTTTTGCGCCACAGGATTCGATAGCGCCATTGAAGGCTCGGCCCTCAATTTCAGATGTTCTTGCTGAGTGAGAACATTGTAAATTTCTTCGATGGTTCTCACAACATAAACTTCACCGCCAGCGTTGCGAATTAGTCTGTGAGCATGAATCTGGTTGGTACTGACGACGCCGCCTTTGGCGCGCTTGCATTCCAGGCCAATGAACCGGCTGAGCGAGCGCGCAGTATCATAGGACGTGTTGCGTACCAGAATTTGTATGTCGGGCCACCCCGGTAACAAGCCCATGCGTTTGAGGAATGAGCCACGAATCTTTCCGCCGCCGCCAGCTGGGAATGTTGTCCATGTCGCATGAAGCGGCAGCGCTAATGCAAGGTACTGTGCCGCCGTAATATGAAACGGCTGCTCAGTCGTGGACTTTGCGCGCAGTGCGCGAGATGACATTTAATTCCCCGGAAAAAACAACGAGCGCCACCTTAGCGCCACCATTTTGGCTGTCAATGGTTAAATTGCAAATACAGATAAATCCTGTAGATTATGATTTGCCGATGCGATCTGCGATCTCGCCGGCAGACGGCAGGGGTGCGCGCACGTTCCTACCCTCCCCGGATAGGGGCTGTGCCGCGCCCCTGCCACTTAATGGCGCAGGAACGCAATCACCTTATTGCGAGCGGCGGGCTCCCAGCATAGCGCGCACGTCGCGCAGCACGAAGTCTTGTTGGTCTGTGCTGGGCATGTGATCGCGCCATCGCCAGGATATTCGCGAGCGATGACCTTGGTACGCGGCCCCATGACGGCGCCGGATGTGCGGACGGCAAAGCGCTCCCATCGTTCGTCGCGCAATTGCTCGATCGCCCATCCGATTAGATCGCGGTTACCACTGCTGCGGGCGGTATAACCAAAAACGCGAAGCTCCATAAATTCATCCAGCATGTCGCGCCAGAACTGCACATACTCGACGCTAAAGAAGTCTCCGAGAATATGAAGCCGCACAACAAAGCCGCGAGGATGAAGATGCTCAAGTCGCACGAGATCAGCATAGATGGCGTCCATCAGCGCCTCGCCATGAGCATAGCGCACTGAGCGGCCCATGTTATTGCCATAGCATGAAAGCCACATTTTGCAGGACCGCGGGCACGTCGCGCGTTCTTCCAGTGTCAAGCTGAAGATCGGCATGCCTTTCCACTTGCCTTTCATCACGCGGTTGCCAAGTTTTCGCTGATAGCCGCCGGGCTTCAGAACGCCGAACTGCGGTGCCTGCTGAACATGGGAAAGAAACCGCGTTGTCGCATATAAATCTGCATCGCTGCCCGGCTGAATTGGCTTTTGCTCGCCAGTGGCGTAGTGAAGATGCATGCGCATCGATTGACCGGATATAGAGCCGCGCGTTGTTTTCATCTCGCTGGCGATGCTGGAAATCGTGCCGCCATCTAACCAGAGCGCGCGCAATTCTTCTTTGCGCTCATTCGACCATCGCATTGCTTATCTCCCCGGATAACGCAGACGAACTTTAGGTTGGCAGCGAAAGCGCGGCGACTCCACCGCAGCCAAAGGCGCGGCAATAGTGGCCCCCGTGATGATATCTAAAAGCAAGCCAAATATCATCGGCGCGCGGTGAGTGGTGGCAATCTGTCAAAGGGTCTTTGACATGCTGATAGGGCAGTAGTGGCGGAATATTTCGTGCTACATCGGTCACAATATCGTGTCCGTTCATATCGGCGTTCCGGTAGGACTGGACCATGGTGTTGGCGAGGATGGCCGACAGCCTGGCGCCACCGCTCCGTGGCTCCCCGAACATGATAAGGGCATCCACCGGCTTTCCGACAGCGGCCCTATATCCGGCCAGCAGTGCGGCGTGCATCGCGCCAAGGCTGTGTCCGACGAACACAACATGCTCACCCACGAGCGCGTCAATCTGATCCTTGACCTCAAGGACGCCCTGTCGCGCTCCGGGGTGGACATCGCCTAATACCGGATCCGGATAGGGAAGCGCGCAATCCTCGAAATCTTCCAGCCAGTCGAGAAAAGTCACGGACCCGCGCAGCATCACATAGTCCGTGCCGTCCACACGCTTGATGGCGGCATAAGCCCCGTCCACCGGGATAACGTGATCCCACGTTCCCGGTGGCTCAGGCAAAGTGTCTTGGTATAGCCAAGCATATTGGTCCAATATGGCCGTTATGGTCAGCACGGTATTTTACGGAGCCGGTGTCGCCGGCAGGGGTGCGCTCGGGATCAGGTCAATGAGCGCGCCAAGAGTAGTGTTCCCCTGGGAAATTGCCTGAGTTTCCAGAGAGGGCAGGGACAAAGTGAGAGCCGCTACCAAGAGCTGGCCCTGAGCAGCGACAGTTAATGCAGTCGGGCTAGCGCCTATATTTGTCTTGGCGTTTGTCAACTGAGTTTTTAGATCGGCAAGAACGTCAAAACCAAGCTCTTTTCCGAGATTGTCAAAGGCAACCTCCAGAGGCGACGGAGCGGGGGCAGCAACGGGCGTAGCGGGGTCAGACATATGTGCGATCTCCAATTGGCCGCGAAGGGCGTGAGGGAGCCGCAATATGGCCCTATTTCGAGTGCTTGCCAAGCGAAAACCAGTTAGCAGAGAAGCCTTGAACCGCACCCCGCGCCGCCTTCGCCTGCAAGTGGCAAGATCAGGCTGATAATCAGGATTACGGCGACAATCGCCAGCACGACCCGAATGACCAAATTGAACGGCGGCGGCAGCGGGATAAGCGTCACCACCCAATAGATCAGCGCAAAAATCAGACCGTAAATCAACAGCATCAGCAGAAGATGAATGAGCATGTAATCCTCCCGTATGTGTGGCTAGGCCCCCAGCTTTCTAACCGAGGGCCTTTGCGGCCTTAAGCAACCGTGATCGTGCCCTGGGTATCTTCCGGGGCAACAACGGTGCCGACGATCGACGGGGTGAGCGGATCAACGCCAGGCGTCGGATCGCCCTCGACCGTTGCAGTCAGGGTAAGCGGACCGAGCGCCGTTCCGCCAAGAATGGCGCAGCTCATGCCATCGGCAGCTGGCGTCAAGCTAAGCGCAGCGGCCGGAATGACAGTCCAGACCGGGATGTTACCGGCGGGCAGCGGCTGAACCTTGCCGTTGGCATCGGTGAAAACGACAGTTGCGGTCTTTGACTGGCCGCTGGTGATATTGAAGCTCATGATTTCTATCTTTCCTTGTCCGACGAGGATGGTTGCTTTCGTGTCCCTGCCAGACGTAAGGCGACACAAAAG